GCGGGGCCACTAGGTGCCGTGGAAATGGTTCCCCATTCTGGAGCCGTTGCCCCACTATTCACTTTAAGAACCTGTCCTGCCGTTCCAATGGGAAGACGGGCATTAGCCCCCGCCCCACGATAAAGCATATCTCCAGCAGTTGTAAGAGAATCTACTCCAGAATTTGCATAGCGCGGAAGGATCTGCCATCCACGGGTTGCTCCCGTGTAAACCATTGTAAAATGCGCTCCCTCAACATTACAGACAAGATTCTCTTCTATTCCTTCAATCCTTGCCCCATTTCTGGCAATAGTAAGATTGTTGGTATCGAACGTGTCGGAAAAATCGAGGATGTCCACAGCATCCCCATTATCGGGATTTGCTGGCAGCGCAAGAGTAAACGATCCACCAGACGTATCGGCGGCTATGAGATCTGCGGATTCAAGCGTCCTGTTACTTGATACAACTACATAGTTGATATCTGGCTGCGGGCCGATTGGCCCTACAGGGCCACGCTCTATAATCTCAAGAACTTCTACCTCTCGTTCGGTTACCTCAATAACTTCTATCTGTTTTTCGATAACCTCAATGACTTCTTGGCTCATCGGGAAATTTCCTGATATACCTTGGCTTTACCAGTGGCGAATGCAGTATAGGTATAGCCTTGGTAGAGTTCGATTTCGTAAACGTTGTCACCTGCTGTGAGGTTTGCAGCCTGTGTGGCGGTGATTTCGATTTCGATGGTGCCCGCGCTTCCGCCCAACGTAATTCCGCTTCCAGAGGTCAATGTGAGCAATGTGGCGCTATCTTTGGCACATTCCCGAATCACCATATTGGCACCATAGCCCGAAAGATTTACTGGGACATTGGACTTTCCATTGCAGGACTTTGTCAGATAACGAAACTTCGCCGTCCATGTTTTCCCTTGGACGATTTCAATATCTCTCTCAAGTCTCCAGTAGTTGGTCATTTATAAACTGGTAGCCAGAATTGATTGGTTCCAACACGAATCTCAATGAAGTCATTGATCTGGTTGTTGGTTACGGGGTTTGAGTTGGTGTGGTTGGTGGAGAAGTCTACAAACCCATTAACCACAAGATTGGTGGTTGCCGTCACAGTGCCAGTAGCTGTCAGAGTTCCAGATGCCGTGACATTGGAAAATGATACATTATTGGTGGCACCAAGTCCGAGGTTGGTTCGGGTGATGGCGGCATTTGTGCCAAGCGCCAGCGGCCTTCCAAACACAACCTCCGTACCGTTACCCCAGTCTATCACCGTATTTGATGAAAAGTCCTTAATATAACCCTCTTCTAAATTAAAACCAATATTGAGATCGCCAGAATAAAAAAATCCAGAACCGTTGATAACATTTCCACCAGCCGTAACTTGTTCAAACACAACACTATTGGTAGTCCCCAACCCAATCGCCGTGCGGAAATTTGTGACGTTGGTGTTGGTAAGTGCAGGTAAACCTAAACCCAAATTCGTTCTGCTTGCCGCCGCATTGGCTGCTGCATTGGTGCCAGAAAAATAAATAGGCTCAATGTAGGAAATGTTATCGGCCAACATCCATGCTCCACCGCGATACATCAATAGAACCGTCTCATCAAGCTGGTTAAGTGTAATAAGATTGGTTTCCGCGCCCAATTGCCTAACAGCCGTCACTGCGTTGGTTGTCTGGGCTAGATGTGTAATAGTTGCTCTATCTCCTTCAAATGTGGTTGCGGGGTTGGTTGGCAATGTAACCGTATTTGTAATTCCCGACACCGAAGGAGAAAGGCTGAACAAGAAAAGATTACGGCTGTTTGTCGCGGCATTTGTGGATGTTCCAGTAACATTTGTCTGATATTGAACAGTTGTGGATATCGGGGCCACTTGCCAGAAGTTAGTCGGGCTTACCACAGACCCGCTTGTATTGACTAATACTGGATTGGTATTAGATCCAAAAAGTGCAGCTTGGAATGTTGTGGCGTTTGTGTTGGTGAGGCCCGTCCAAGGAATGTCAAGATTCGTTCTTGCTGCTCCAGCGCCAAACGCTGTATAGCCAAACCCATCCCAACCAACAAAAGCTGGAGTTGCTGTAGAAATATTTGTTGCGGCTTTTATTACATCTCCACCAGCCCCAAGTACCAATAGCCCCTGACCAGTTCCAGCACCTTGTTCAAACTCTAAGAATATCGGCCCATTAAGATAGATTCCATTACTTGCATTGACGGCAAACGTGTTGTTTCCGCGAGAATTTCCAGCGGTTCCTCCTTGTGGCACACCATTAAAAAGAAATGCCCCTTGATTTGTCATTCTTCCAAGCAATCCCATAACAACTGATCCACCACCAGTTGGAACATTACTAACCGTATTAGCACCCCCGAAAGCAAAACTATTTTGTGCATTAGAATCTATAAAATTTTGCACTCCAAATACAGATGAATTATTTGTGGAAAGATTTGTATTAAGCGATCCAACAGAAAGCCCAGCAAATGCATTATTTGTTGCTCCAAGCCCAATGGCATTACGGAAATTTGTAGCATCTGTATTCGTAAGTGCAGACCAGCCCAATCCAATGTTGGTTCTTGCTGTTGCGGGGTTGGTGGTACCAACGAAATCAGTGAGTCCAGAGGCTGACCCATTGGTTGGAAGTTTTCCATTAAGAGCCGACTGAAGCCCGACAACATTAGATAGCGCGAGATTGGTTAATGCAGATCCATTGTTGGATGCTAATGTAGTAAGATTTGTGGATGCTGGCTGAAATGCTGTTTCGGCGTTTGTTGCCGAAGATTCAAGACCAATAGCACTACGAAAATCTGAAGCAGTTAGTGCCGTTGCCGTATTATCTGCATTCAGCCTCAAGAATCTGATGGCGCTTGGATTAACAAGCGTAAACAAGTTTCCACCAACAGTTGTAGCACCAAGAGCGGTTCTAGCACCACCTGCATTGGTTGCTCCAGTTCCGCCATTAACAATGGAAACAACTCCAGTTACGTTTGTTGCCAGTGCAGCGGTACCTGTAATGTTTGAAGCCAAGGCAACGGTGCCGCTAATATTTGCTGCCGTAATGTTACTAAGTCCACTGGCATTTCCATTGGTTGTAATTTTTGTATCAAGGTTAGACTGGAGACCAACAACACCTGAGATGGCAATATTTGTCAATGATGCGCCATTATTTGTAGAAAGATTGGTTAGATTTGCATTGGCTGGCTGAAATGATGTTACCGCGCTGGTTGCTGCCGTTCCTAGCGACAACGCTGTTCTCGCCGCTTCGGAATTGGTTGCGACAAATACTGCATTTCCAACAGTTGTTGCACCCAAGGATGTTCTCGCATCAGAAGCATTTGTTGCTCCAGTTCCGCCCTTTTCAACCGAAAGAACACCAGAAATATTTGTTAATGTGACCACTGGAATATTTGAAACTGCAATAGTTCCAACCAAATTGCTGGCCTGAAGATTGGTTAGCAAGCCACCATTACTTGCCGCCAAATTCGTAAGCACAGAAGATGATGTTTGGAACGAAGATGACGGATTTGTGGATGCGGTGCCCAACAAAAGAAGCGACCTTACCGCAGCGGCATCTGTTGCTGTAAAAATATTTCCACCGATTGTCGTAGAGCCCAATGCCGTTCTGGCTGATGCAGCATTAGTAGCTATAAAGACAGCGTCACCAACAGTTGTAGAACCTAGATTTTGTCTGGCATTTTCAGCATTAGTTGCGCCAGTTCCACCCTGAATAATACCGAGCGTTCCAGTGATTCCAGTGAAAGTTACGGAAGGAATGTTCGATGCCGCTATAGATCCAACAATGTTTGAGGCTTGGATATTTGTAAGAATCCCACCATTTGAAGATGCCAAGTTTGAAAGCGTTACGCTTGAAGATTGAAATGCGGACACAGGACTTGTTGCAGCACTGCCCAAACCGAGACCCGTACGAGCATTGGATGCATCGGCGCTCCAAAAATTTGTTGGCTGAACAACAGTATTGTTTGTTCCAACCAGAACGTTGCGAGTTTGCCCGAAGCCCGAAACAACCAAGGCTCCACCGATAATAAGTGAGAGAATATATTTCATTTTTACATTAGTCGCTTCCAAACACGTTTTGTTCCAGCTTGGCTATCATAGTCATTAGGTCGGACTACAAATGGCAGATTTTCGGCGTCAGTGCCGTTGGTAAGTTGATAAATGGCTGGAACTCCATCGATAACCAAAAAGATAACAATTCCAACAGCATAAGTTCCGCTAACTGTATTCAAGCTATCAAGGTTAGTTGAGCCACCGCCTTCCAAACCAGTAATTGAAGGTTCAACGCGAAGAATATTAACACTTGGAGTTTGGATCGGAGTTGAAGAAACGCCGATAACACTGCTAGAAGGAATGGGAATACAGATCTTGCTCATTTATCGGGTAACCTCTGGTGAAATGATAACATTGCCTTGCAGGATTCGGGTTGTGACGGCCCCGTTGTATAGCTCAAGGTCATATACGGCTTTATCACAGACCGAGAGCGATGCCGTGTCAGATGCCGAAATAAACAGTCTAATAGATCCTGTAGCCTCATTCAATACGCTTCTACCATTACTTGTGGACAATTCAAGAATTAGTGCTTTGGATTCGGGCTTTGACCGAATATGAATCTTGGCGGTATAGCCCGTAAGATCCACTGGTGCAGATGGTTCTCCAGTCTCGTAAAACAGAGTCTGATTAAACGTGGCACCTTGGAATATACAAATATCCGCTTCGGCAATCGGTAGTTGAGCCATAAATGGCAAATAGAATCTACCAATTCTTCTTTATAGTCAAGGCTTGTTTGAGTTTTTTAAATGTCTCTTTGTTGAGCCGTTTCTTTTCCTCAATCGCCTCACTGCCAGCCATGGCTCCGAATACCTTACGGGCCACAAATAATCCTACTGCAAACGAATCAAATAAGTCGGGAGATTTTCCGATCCGCTTTTTCATATCAGTCTTGGACTCAATGATAATCTTGCGGGTTCGGCGCACATATTTTCTCTGGGTCATCTCCCATGCCAAGTCAGGGGTAATTCCCTTGAGTTGTTCGCACTCCAAAAAATAACGAGCAGCAAAGCAGAGTTCTGAGGCCATGTTGTGGAACAATTCCTTGCCAACTTGCGGTTTTCCAGTGACTTCGTTCCTCATGGCATATTGTGCGCTGACAGGAAGGTCGGATGCCGCTCCCGCAAAACTCACTGCATGCCAACCCTTTAGGAGTTCTCGTTCTCCGATTGACCAGAAGATGCCACCAGCCGAAGCATCTACGCCCATCCATTGATTTGGAATTCCCAACTTAAGAGAGAGATCGTGGATTTGTTGGATCATCTCGTATTGGAAGTCCTCTTGAGATCCCGCCCTTCGATTGAGGACATACTGCTTTTCGACGGCTATCGCCCACTTACCACTAATAAGCCTGCCATACTTGAGGTGGGTAAACACAAACCTATCGCCGCCTTCAGTGTAGCTTGGGTCAATACCAGCAATATCTTTTGGGGTTCCATCCCAGATTGGCTTGTCCAGTGCCCCATGGCGAGCCAACAGAATATCAGAGACAATCGTGGAGTCATCGGCATCGGCGGGAGGCCAGAACCCCCTAAACTTTCTCCAATACTGTGGATTCAGTTCTCCAAGTTCCTTTCGGGCCAAGGCTACATCATTGGGTTTGGGGAGAAACGGATAGCGCAACCCCTTACCAGCGTCGAAGGACTGTTGGTTGGGGTTGTCGTTCTCTGAATCAAACCTGATACATACACCCTCGATACCAGCCACCCGTATCTTCCAGTTCGGGGTTTGCTCGTCCACACTCATCCATCCCTTGATGGGTTCACAGAATTTTCCATGGGGGTCAAAAATGGAGGACGGGTTACCAGCGCCGACGATGTAGAGTTCTTGTGCGCCCTTGAATCCCCAGACTGCCTCGTTGATAACCGAAGCCGAGCAGTCTTGCAACTCGTCAATAATCAACACGATACGACGATTTTTCTTACCCTGAAGTCGCTTCTGGGCATCGTCTTTGTATTCGTCGCCAGCCGCCAAAAGCATGATGGAGGACGCATCACTCACTCCTGTTTCGGGATCGATAATAGCACCCTCCTCATCCGAAAGTTTGATGATGTCCATGGACTCAATGAGTCTTCCAGATGCTAATCCCATGTTTCGGGCTTCGCGGTACATCTTGACCAATGCCGCCCAGATACGCTGTTTGGCGTCAATTTTGGACGTAGAGACCACAATGGTCATCGTATTGATGGGGTCGCAGAACCAGTTAACCAGTGCAAACGCCGCCATGCCGTAAGACTTGCCAGAATCCGTGCCGCCAGCGAGACCCGTCACACTTCGGACAAATCGGTTTCCTGTGGCCTCATCCACCTCATAGACTTGATTGCAGAATGCCTGTGCGCTGAGTTCCGCCCACCTATGCCATTGAAAAGTTGGCCAGATTGCCGAGACAACATTGCGATAGTGACGAGCCTTGCCGAGACCTCCTTCTTCGGGGGTAAGCCCCTGCAAGAAGGCGTCCATCTCAATGCGGATTGGCGTAATTGCCTGTCCGTCTTTGGGTAACCACAACCTCCCGTATTTCTCTATCCCTTGATCAACTGTTGCCATTTATGAAATTTATACTAAACTAATCCGAATGGAGAAAAAGCGCAAGAGCGGAGAGCGGGATTGGGACACGCCAGAAAACCGCATCAAAAAACAGAATGCATTTAGGCTCTACGCCGCTGGGAGAGGATTGCCAGAGGTAATGAAAGCGTTGGAAACAAAGCATAAACCAACTCTGGAAAAGCTGATCTATAGCGAGAAGTGGGACGAATACGTCAAGGTCTGGCAGGAAAATCCCGAAGCAGAAAACTTCTACCCTTGGGATAAAGAACGTCCCGTGGCCTTGGTTGCACCTCCTTCCAGTATGGAGGAGATGGACAAGAAGCGTAGAATGGAATGTATCAAGGGATTCTCCATGTACTGTTCGGGGCGCAGCCTGCGGGATATTGCCGAAGAACTGAAAGTGAGCGAGTCTACTGTTTGCTTGTGGCGGGACACCCAACGATGGATTCAGTGTAGGGAGCGTTTGGTAAACGAACAATCTCCCGCTCCTTGGGAAGATGATGGGGTTCCTTCCGTGATGTCGGAAATTACGGCTTCATTGGAGACCATGAAAAAATCGATCAAGTTTTTAACTGGCAAGGTTCTGGTGAAAGCCGCTGATGCCGCTCAAGATCTAGATGGCATGGAAGCTCTTGGCATGATGAGGAACATCAAGCAGTTGGCAGAAGCGGCATCTATTAACTTCTCCGAGGGTAATAATCAACAAAATGCAATTCAGATCAATATTGCTACAAAGCTGGAGTCCATGAAGATTCCCGAAAACAACACCTATGAAGCGGAGCTAATTATCAATGAGTGACGCGCCTAAATTTTGCTACGAAAGAAAAACGGATGTGCCGCCACAGGGATGGTGGGTTAAATGCCCAATCGTTGAGGAGAAAGTCCAAGGCGGGGATTATTGGGACATGGTAAAAAACTGCGAGAAGCTTTTGCTCTCCAAAGGAATCACACCACCAGTTGATATTGTGTCACAAATAGACAACAACCTTTGCGACAGGCTTGCTGGAAATACCAACTGTGTTCCTTGTTCAACAGCCAAACAAACCCTTGGATTTGGCGAAATTGTGCGCTGGGTAAGGGCAATGTACCACTTTGCCAGAAACAACAAATTTCAACTGGTTGATCAAGAAGAAGCTGAACGCAGGGCTAAAATATGTGCATCTTGTCCGCAACAAATCCCCACTTCTGGATGTTGGGGATGTAAGGGAATTGCTGGAATGTTGCCCCATATTGCGGGGGCAAAGACAACGTCTTATGACCAGCAACTTAAAGCCTGCGGGGTTTGCGGCTGCTACAATGCCGTCTCAGTCCATCTTCCAATTGATGCACAGGGCGGAGAAGGATTGAACTTCCCATCCCATTGCTGGAAGGCTACGCCACCTCAAATCGGGTAATTGCCTTGTTGAAGCTCATGTTGGC